TTCACAAGGAGATGTATTGTGTTATGATTCTTATGATGACACAATTATATTAAGATACAACAGTGGAACGAGTGAAAGTTCGTTGGCTGCAACAAAAATAACTTTAGGTAATTTTGCAGATTTAACTATGACTCAAGATGGAGATGTTTATAAATATACTGTTACAAGTGACGGTTTAAATGCTGCAGATTATCATATAAAAGTATTAGGAAGAGATGTTTGGTTTACTACTTTAAGTGATTTAAAAGAAGGAGATTATATTACATATAATCCATCTACTAAGAAAGTAACTCAAACATATAATGATATAACTATAAGTTTACAAACAATTAATGCCGTAGAGTTAGAAGTTACACAAGCATTAAATACAACAACAAATATCTATTTGAAACAAAATATAAATATTAAATCTGGAATGCTATTAAATATTGGTAATGAAACTAAAGAAATTTCAGATTATAATGTTAATACTGGATTATGTATAGTTAGTGAAGCTTTTAGTAATATTCCAACTCACGAAGATAAATATATTATTTATTCAGATTTTATTGAAACAACACCCGAAAATGTTTTATATGTAAGAGAAACTCCTGTTGTTACTATTACAAATTATCAACAAGAAATACATACTAAAGAATATACTTTTACTGGTTCTTATGTTCAATCAGATAATGTTCCTTTAGTTTATTTTATTTGGAATTTATATTCTGTAACAGAAAATGGAGCACAATTAATTAAAACTTCTGGGAAGGTTTATAGTGCTAATATTCAATTTTATTATAATGGGTTTAAACCAGGAGAAACATATAGAATAGAATTAGGTTGTGAAACAGAATTTGGAGTATTAACAACTACAAGAGCTTTAAATTTTTCTTGTAATTATTCTGCTTTATCATATGATGACCAACCTGTTACTGTTAGTACCGAAGACCAAGGATTAAGAGTTTCTTGGGCTACATTAACAAGCGATGCTCCATATTCATTAAGTACAAATCAAGCAAGAGGATATATTCAATCAAATAATAACTCTTCTAATGTTATTTGGTTAGAAAGAGGACAAAATATATATCCTAATCAAACTGTTGTAGTTGGTTCCGATGAATTAGAAGGAATTATTTCAACATATAACAAAAATAATGGTAAAGCAACATTAAGTACACCTTTAGCACACGCACCAGAAAATGGCGATTATTATTATATTATTGCAGAACCAGATTATAATTTAACAGGAATAAATATTTTAAATGATGTTCCTTATAATGGTGTAAATTCTGCACAATTAGGAAACAATTTACTTGTTTATGAAAAACGTGGAGGATTAGCAACTTGGGCTGATGAATATCAATTAACAATGCAATTTAAACCAGATGAAGATTTCTTTTTTGGAAATAATGGGATTTATAATGATATGATTCAAATAGCTAGATATAAATCTGAAAGTGATGATATTCACGACCTAATTATATATGCTAGAAATTATAATTTTGGTGCTATGAGTCCTGCTACTGATGATGGGAATTTAATCGGAGGACAAATTACTCAGCCAATTACAGTTGATAATCAGGTAACGGTAAGTGGAAATATAGATTTATCAGATGGAATAAAATATATATGTTTTGTAAATTCTGGATACGTTGATAAAATTGAAAGTTTTAATTCAGAAACAAATACTATTACTTTAAGCAAGAATATGGATAATTCTGTTAAACCTAATGTTAATGATTATTATTTCTTATATTCTGCGGTTGAAACAGCATTTTATGATAATCCTAATAATACATTTGTGTTACAAGCAACCAATATTCAAAACATATATGCTGATTATATATGGACTGATGATAGTTCTTGGAATGACAGTTATTATTGGGTAGAAGGTGGAACACAAATAGGAAGAGCTTCAGAAAATTGGTGGAAAATAAAAATAACAAATAATGATATAAAAGTATTGGAAGGAGGAGTGTAATAGATGGCTACTTTAGACAAAGTTCAATTTAACAGTAATATTACTTTAGATTTTGCACATTTTGAAAAACAATATCAAGACAAAAACTCTGATATTTTTGTTACAAAATACAAACCAGTTGCGAACAATTACACTCGTTCTCTAGTATGTTTTGAACCAGATGGGGATTATGACTCAAAAGGAATGTCTCAAGATGCTTTAGGATATGTATTCTCAATTTATAGAAATGAAATAGGAGAAAATATATTAAAACCAATTTATACTACAAGTGTTGGACAATTATCAATTGTAGATTATAATGTAAGAAATCAAAAACAATATCAATATTACGTTTTTAAAGAAGATGATGAAGCTTCATCAAAAGCATCTTTATCTAATATTGTTGATACTTGTTGGTGGGATTATGCTGTTATTGGTATGGATTTAGAAGATGAGGAAACATTAACTTATAGAGTTAATCCTAAGGATGTCTGGTTATTTCAATCTAATGTTGCGAGTGATAGTACAACTCAAAACTTCTCTAAAACTACATATCAAACTTTAACAGAATATCCAACTGTTTCAATGGGTAAAGCTAATTATGCAACTGGTTCATTCAGTGGTTTAATTGGTAGAGTTAGAAAAAATGGTTATGATGAAGATGTTAGATTACTTGAGGATTGGAATGATTTTTGTGCTAATTCACAATTAAAATTATATAAAGATAGAAAGGGACATAAATATATTGTAGATATAACTTCAAGTTCATCACAAGTTGCTGATGAAACTAGGGAACAAGCTACAACAGTTAATGTTGGATGGACTCAAATAGGCAATGCCGACAATTATGTTATTATAGGTGATTAGTTATGGCAAGGTCTATTTATCAAATTCAAGCTTTGGCTGATATTGCCAGAGAGTATTTAAAAACTGTATATGGAGAATATTTAATTTTAACAAGTTCTTCAAATTATGATTTAGATGGTTTAGAGAAAGCACTTGAAACTGGTAAATATGAAGCCAAATTTAGATTATTTGTCTTACATCCAGATGAAACTATAAATTATGAAATCCCTCAAGAAGATATAATTTTAGGTTCAGGTAATTATAATGAAAATTATCAAAATGGACAAAGACGAAATTTAAATATAAATTTAGTAAATAAAAATGGAAAATATACCCCAAGTATTAATACTATTTGGGTACATAATAAATTTAGATTTGATATAGGAATATCTTTTGGAGGAGAGACTTATTGGTTTCCAAGAGGTATTTTTATTATGGGAAATCCAAGTTCAACGCATCAAGATTCTGATAAACAGGTAACATTAACTTTAGAAGATAAATTTGCTTTATTAGAAGGTAAGATGGGAACTTTAGAAACAACTTATGAAATACCTGCCGGAACATTAATTAAAGATGCAATAGAAGGTATTTTAACTATAGATACAGGAGCTGGCTATCCATTAGATTTAAAGCCAATATTATATGACCATAATTTTGATGGAATAGTTACTCCTTATACAATTACAAAAGACCCTGGTTCTAACTTTGGAGAAATGATATTAGAATTGGCTGATATGTTAGGAGCAGAGTGTTTTTATAATGACATAGGAAACTTATGTTTTATAGATATTAATGAAACTATTCAAGACCCAAATAAACCAATTATTTGGCATTATAGTGATGAAAAGAAAGAATTTTTAGATTCTTCTACAAGTTATGATTTTGGAAATGTTGTAAATGAAGTACACGTTGTTGGAGATAATGTTAATGGCAAAATATTTAGTGCTGTAGCATCTAATAACGACCCTGCTTCTCCGATTTGTATTAAAAGAATAGGAAGACATATAGAATATATTAATGATGCTGCTATATATAGTGATAAATTAGCACAGGATAGGGCTGATTATGAGTTAAGATGTAAAAGTATTATTAATACAAGTGTTTCTATTTCTACAACATTTAATCCATTAATATTTGTAGATAATATTATTACTATAGAAGATAGTTTTTATAATTTTAAAAGAGAAAGATTTGTTATACAATCCATTAGTTATAATATAGGTGTCGATAATAAAATGTCTATTACTTTATCAAATGTAACTAATGCAAATGCTGTTGACGATACTCAAAATAGATATTTAGCAGATAATGCACATAACTTTATTACAACAGCATATGGAGAATTTATGTTAGTAGGAGGGAGATAATATATGAAAGGAAAGATATTTAGTTCTCCTAGAGAAACTAATAATAGTGATGCTATTGCTATTAAAAATGTTATTCAAGAAATAGCACAAGAAGAGATTAAAAAATTTGGATTTCCTACATATAAAGCAGCAATTGTTAGAAAAATTAATGAAGACGGAACAGTTGATTGTTATTTGCCTCCTAATGAAGAAAATTTAGTTACTGGTATATTAAACAAATGTGGAGAGCTTTTATTCGTAGGAGATAGTGTTGAACTTGAAACTAAAAATGGAAGTTTAACAAATTGCTGGGTAGCAATTAAACACGGAACCAACGTTCAAGGTCAAGCTGAAGAAGTTGAAAATCTTAGTGGTGAAGTTGTAATGAAAGTTCAAAATGGCAGACTTTCAGTAACAGAACTTAATAGAGATGCTAATTTAGGTAATGCTTTTACAATTATAGCAGAAGATATCAATTTAGATGGTATGAATATTGTGCTAAATGGTTCGAGAGGAATTACAATTTCTTCTCCATATTTCAATGTAACAAGTCAAGGTTATATCACTGCTACCGGTGGTAAAATTGGTGGCTGGGAAATGGGAGCCACAAGATTATATAGTGGTACAGGAGCTAATTATGTTGCACTTGATAGTGGAACAGAAAATATTGATTATCCTATTTGAACTGGTCATGAAAACCCTGCTAATGCACCTTTTAGTGTAACTAGAGGCGGAACTATAAAAGCTACAAATGGTACTATTGGAAGTTTTACGTTAAATACTAATAGATTATATAGCGGTTCTGGAAATACGACTGCTGGTATTGGAGTATATGGAAGCGACCACGCATTTTGGGCTGGAAGTGAAACATCTAGTTCTGCACCATTTAGAGTTGGTCACGGAGGAGGATTAGTTGCTACAAATGCAACTATAACAGGTTCTGTAACTGCAACATCTGGTAAAATAGCAGATTATACTATTAGTGGTGCTCAACTAATAGGTAATAATGTCGGATTATCTGGAACGAGTGGTCAAGGATGGGCATTTTGGGCAGGTTCAAATGATGCCGGTTCTGCACCATTTAGAGTTGGTCACGATGGAAGTTTTTATGCAAGCTCAGGAAGTATATCTGGAAGTATTATTGGTTCTGGTATTAGTGCAAATAATATTACCGGTGGAACGATGTCCGCAAATAGAATTAGTGGTGGTACTTTAACTATTGCTACTTCTGGCGGGGGTTCATTTTCTGTTGGGACAAATGGTAGAAAAAATGCTTATGCTTCAGGAATAACGGTCGGAGGAGATGGTATTGATTGTTCTGCTGCAGGTATTAGAGCTTATAGATTTATTACTGAGCAAGGAGGAGCTCAATATAGTGGACAAGATGTGGCAATTCAAATATATGACGGGCACGGAAAAGTATGGTATTTAAGTTTTAGAGGCGGAATATTATATGCTTCTGAACATAAATAATAGTATAAAAGGAGGAAAATAAAAATGGCTTTTGGAAGAAGAAAAAAAGTTGAAAATAAGAACGCTGTTGTGGAGGAAGTTAAGAATGAAGAAATTAAAAAAGAAGAGAAAATCTTGGCTGATGATAGCACAACAGATGTTGAAGAAACAAAGAGCGAAGAAATTAAGACAACAGATGAATCAAAAGAAAGAAAATTATCTATAAAAAAAGGAGCAAAAGTAATTGCCAATGGTAGATGTTTTGGTTCACAAAATTTAGAATGTCCTTTAAAAACAGTTAAAAATTATGAAACAAAAATTATAGAAGTTTCAGAAAAGAGTGTTTTAATTGATGAAGGATGGATTAGTAAAGAAAATATTAAATAAGAGTTAAAGGGGTTTTGGCTTTTATATATAAATTTAAGAAGGAGGTAACATAAATGGCTAAACAAACAATTAATAATCTTGAATCGGCTGCTACTGTAAGAAGTAAATTAAATAGTAACTTTACAGAATTATATGACCAAAAAGCAGATAAAAACCATTCATATACTGATTCAAGTTATGGTGCTGCATCAAGTGAACTTTTTGGACACGTAAAAATTGATGTTGCTAATGGTTTAAATGTTAGTGATGGTGTAGTTAGTTTGGCTCTTGCAACAACAACAAGTGCTGGTGCAGTACAACTAGCTGATTCTCTTACCTCAGATGATTCTGGAAAGGCATTAACAGCCGCTCAAGGTAAAGCCTTAAAAGATAGTTTGACATCACTAGACGAAAATACTCCTCCAAAAAATCACGCAGTTAATAATAGTGATTATGGTCTTGCTACAGATACTTTATATGGGCATCTAAAAGTTACTTCTGGAAACGGATTAACTTTAGATAATGGAACATTATCATTAAATGCTGCAACAACAAGTTCTGCCGGTGCAGTGCAATTGGAGGACTCATTAAGCTCTAGTTCTACAACTAAAGCTTTAACGGCTAATCAAGGTCGAATATTAGATGAAAAGAAACCTGATGTATTTAAAGGTACATCTGTTCCTGACAATAGTCTTGGAAGAGATGGGGACTTATACATCTTATTAGGAAATAATTAAGGGGAGGTGTAAATTATGGCAGTAATATCAGAATATCCATTACATAATACTGGGCAAGAAGTTCAAACAGCAATAGATGATGCTTTAGATACTTTACCACGTCAAGTGGCATTAAAAGCTAATACAGCAGATGTATTAACTAAAACAAATACCGAAGTTTACACTCCTACTGCAGATTATCATCCATCAACAAAAAAATATGTAGATGATAATTTGCCAACAGTAGACGTTGGTCAAACAACAACTGGAGCTGAAGGCACAGATGCAATCGTAGTTAATTCAGGAACACCTCGTCATCCAATTTTAGATTTTACAATACCAAGAGGTAATACTGGTGCAGCTGCAGGATTTGCAACACCAACAGCGACAGCTAATACTTTGGAACCAGGTTCAAGTGCAACTGCATCTGTAACTGCAAGTGGAGAAGCAACTAGCAAATTATTTGCTTTTACTTTTGGTATTCCACAAGGTCTTCAAGGTATTCAAGGTGAACAAGGTTATTATGTTGATAAAATTGAAAAAACATCTGGAACTGGTGCAGCCGGAACGACAGATACATATACAATGTATTTAAATGATGAAAATGAAACTGTTGCCGGAACATTTGATGTTTATAACGGTGCTGATGGACAAGGTGCTGGTACTGTAACAAGTGTTGGAATAACAAATAGTGATAATTCATTATCTGTATCTGGTTCACCAGTAACATCACAAGGAAATATTAGTGTTGGACACGTTAATTCTATAACTGCTCAACAAACAATGGGTGTTTATCCTATTAAAATAGATGCTTCAGGACATATTACAGAATATGGAACTGTTGCTGAAAATGGATTAATGTATAAAAATGTTTATGATACTGATGACAATGGAATAGTTGATGGAGCTGAATCTTTACATAATGACGAAGACCAAATTTGGTTTGAGTTATCGTAAGGAGATGATTTAAATGGCAACAACATCTGGAACATTATGGAATGAAAAAGTAATCGTTCCTAATGAATGGAGCGGTGGTCAATTAGTAACTCCAGAAGTTAAATCTACAGTCACTTATTCTTGTGAAAGAAATGGTGGAACTTTAAAAATAAAAGTAGACACAGCAAATCATTGTACTAGCAGAGGTGCTTATTGGGATTGGAGATGGGCTTTTTCTGTATCTGTTAACGGAACAGAAATTGCTAATAATATTCAAATTAAACCAAGAACTTATTTAAATACTATTGGAACACACGTATATACAGCTTCAACGGGTGATTGTTATGTTAATATAGGAACGGCTAATCAGATAACAATATCTATTAGCTTTTTTGATACTGAAGCTTATAACACTTGGAAGCAAAGACGTGCTATGGGAGGAGGCAGTATTGTATTAGGAAATATACCTCAAATTCCTGGTGTTTCAATTAGTGAAAATAATAAAACTCATAATAGTATTAGAATAAATTATTCTGCAGGTTCAGGATATGATTATGTTAAATTTTATGTAAACGGTTCTGATAAAGGTAATTTTAGTAGTAGTCCAGTTAATTTAACCGGATTAAGTCCTAATACTACTTATAAAATTAAAGCTAGAGCACACGGAAATGGTGGTTTTGGAAATGAAAGTAATGAATTAACAATAAAAACTTATTTAACACCATCAACTGTTAGCTCTGACAATATAGATAATATAGAACCTTTTACTTGCACTGCAATTATTAATTCTAGCAATACAAGTAATACAAGCAAATATGAATTCACATTGTGTGATAAAAATAAAAATCCTATTGGTTCACCAATACAAACAAATAATTCATATTATAATTTTACAGGTTTACAAGAAGAAACTGAATATTATATAAGGTATAGAGTTCAATCAAAAGATTCAGGTAACTGGTCTGGGTATATATATAGTAAATTATTTAAAACTCCAGCCGACCAAGTTAGAGCTTGGACAAAAAGTGACGGGAAATGGAATAAAGGTAAAATGTATTATAAACACAATGGACAATGGGTAAAAGCTAAGAAAATTTATATAAAAATAAATGGACAGTGGGTTTTATCTATTAATAAATATGATTAGAAAGGGGGATTATAAATGATGTTACTTAGTGATAATAATCAAAAGCTAAGAAGAGATTTTAGTTTATTTAAAGGAACAAATTGTGAATTAGAAATTATATTTTTCTTCGGTGAAGATTGTCATCCTTATAAATTAGAAGAAAATGACTCTTTAGTATTAAGTGTAATTGATTATAGAAATAATGATGAAACAGTTATACAAAAAACTGTTTTTGGAGATAATTTCTTTTCATTTATTCCCTCTGACACTGAAGATTTAGATGTTGGATTTTATAGATACAACGTCAAATTTTTACCTGCGAATAGCTCAAGTGAATATCAGGTTATAGCTCCAAGTATATTCCATATAGAGGCAGGTGAATAGTATGGATGAAAAAACAATGTGGTGTGATTTAGGAAAAGAAAATCCTAATACAATTGGAAAACAAACTATTCGTGTGGGAGATATAAAAGAGAGTGAAATTATATGTCCTAGCCCTAGTAAATCATCTAACTATAATAGATTAATAAATAAACCATCTATTAATGGGGTGACATTAGAAGGAAATAAAACATCTGAAGATTTAGGTTTAGATGTTACAGATGCTAATTATGTTCACGAACAATCTGAGGCTTCTAGTGAATGGGTTATAGTACATAATTTAAATAAATATCCTGCCGTATCAATTATTGATAGTGCGGGAGATGAAGTTATTGGGAATATTCATTATGATTCATTGAATCAAGTAACAATAACATTTATAGGTGCTTTTAAAGGAAAAGCAACATTAAATTAAACGAAAGGGGTAATAAAATATGGCAAAGAAATTTTTAGTCGATATAGACTTAAATAAGTTAGAATTACAAAATGCTGTAATTCAAAATTTAGCATCTGACCCAAGTAACCCAGTCGCTGGTTTAGTATATTTTAATACAACAACTCATAGATTTAGAGTATATACTGGAACAGAATGGAATGAAATGGGAACAGGTGGAGGAACTGTAACAAGCGTTTCTCTTGAAAATGCTGAAGATGGTGGTTTAAGTATTTCTGGAAGTCCAATAACAAGTGCTGGAACAATTACTATTGGACACAGTAATTCTATAACTGCTCAATCAACTCAAGGATTATATCCTATAACTTATGATAAAAACGGACATATTACAGGAGCTGGAACAGCTGTAGGAGTTGTATCTAGTAGTGCAAACGGTTTAGCACCAGCTATTAATTCTGGGAATACTCAAAGTGCAGCAATAGCAACTAATGATTTAGTATTTGATGCTACAACTGGCAAATATGCTAAATTACCAGCAAACGCATTTAAAGATACAACTTATACTGATGGTACAGCTGGTTATACATTAAAAGCTAAACAAGATGGTAGTGGAAATGTAATTACTGATACATATGCACCATTGACAAGTCCAGCATTTACTGGAACACCTACTGCACCTACTGCAGCATCAGGAACAAGTACAACACAAATTGCAACTACTGAATTCGTAACAAGTGCAATTAGTGGAATTACAGGAGCAATGGTATTTAAAGGTACTGTTGGTACTGGAGGAACAGCTGGAACATCATTACCAACTACAGGAGTAAAAGTTGGTGATACTTATAAAATTGCTTCTGATGGAACTTATGCAAGTCAAGCAGCTAAAGTTGGAGACTTATTCATTGCAACTGCAACTACACCTACTTGGGCTTATGTACCATCAGGTGATGATGCAGCCGTAACAAGTATTACTGCTGGTACAGGATTAACAGGAGGAACAATTACAACTACTGGTACTATCGCTTTAGCTACAAGTGGTGTTTCTGCTGGCACATATCAAGGTATAACTGTTGATACTTATGGTAGAGTAACTTCTGCTCAAGATATGGGTTATACAACAAACGAAGGTACTGTAACAAGTGTTGGAATTACTCAAGGAACTGGAATTACTGTTACTGGTAGTCCAATAACTACAAGTGGTAATATTACAGTTGGTTTAGCAGATGTTTTATCAAGTGCTCAAACTACATCTGGAGTATATCCAATTAAAGTTAATAAACAAGGTCAAATCACAGAATTAGGTAGTGCAGTAACTATCTTAAAGAAATATACTGGAACAATTACAGGAAATAATTCAACAAAAGAATTCACTATTACACATAGTTTAGGTAGTAGAGATGTTATAGTTCAAGTTTATGATGGAACTAGCTATGAAGAAGTTATAGTAGATATAGCAAGAACAACAACAAGTGCTGTTAAAGTAACATTCGCAGCAGCTCCAGCTACAGGAACTACTTATAAAGTTGTAGTAATTGGTTAATAAGGAGGTGGCTAAATGCAACTATTAAGTACATTAAACAGTCTTGATAATGTTGCTGATGGTTCTACAAGAAAGCTTCTTACAACCGCCACTTCTAGCGGTTCTGGGAATGCAGTGACCGCAGTTAGCATTTCAGGCGACACTTTAACTTATACAAAAGGCTCATCATTTTCATTAAGTAATCATACTCACGATGCAGCAACCTCATCAGCAGCAGGCTTTTTGTCTGCTACTGATAAAAAGAAATTAGATGCAACTTCTGGATATTACGGAACTTGCGATACTGCAAAAGGAACTGCCGCAAAAGTTGTAACTTGTAG